AATAATTAACTTTAATTAGATCGGGGCTTCGGCCCCGTTCTCTAACAGGAGAAAAAAATGGCAGACGCAGTAACAAGTCAAACAATAATAGATACAGATAAAAGAGCAGTAATTAAACTTACTAATATTTCAGATGGAACTGGAGAGAGTTCAGTTAAAAAAGTTGATGTATCAACTTTAAATACTAACGCTCAAGGTGAAACTTGCACTAGAGTTACAATAGATCAAATTTGGTATGATGTCGGAGGATTAAGAGCAGCGTTAGAATTTGATGCAACTTCAAATGTTGTAGCATTGGTTTTAGGTGGTAGTGCAGCAGCAGGTAATGTTCAAGGACATTGGGATTATAGATCATTTGGTGGAATAAAAAACAACGCTGGTTCAGGCATAACTGGTGATATTGATTTAACAACACATGGTCACACAAACCACGATCATTACACAATAGTATTAGAATTAAGAAAATCATATTAGGAGGTAACTGATGGCCAACACAACTTCAGGCACAGTTACTTTTGATAAAGGCTTTGCAGTTGATGATGTAATTGCAGAAGCATATGAGCGTATAGGTTCACAAGTAACTTCTGGATATCAATTAAAATCAGCAAGAAGATCTTTAAATATTCTTTTTCAAGAATGGGGCAATAGAGGTTTACATTATTGGGAAGTAGGAGATACAAATATTGATCTTATTGAAGGTCAAGCAGAGTATACTTTCTTTAGATCTAGTGATGATGGCACATCCTCAGTGACTGTTGGCGGTACAAGTGGAACCTCTACATTTGGTCTTGCAGATGTATTAGAGGCAACCTTTAGACAAAATAGAACGCAAACTACTCAAGCAGATTCTCCAATGACTAAAATAGATAGATCAACATATTCTGCTTTATCAAATAAATTATCTAAAGGAACTCCATCTCAATATTTTGTTCAAAGACTTGTTGATAAAACAACTATCACTGTTTATCCTTGTCCAGACTCAACAGCTGCATCAAAAGATATGCACATCTTTTTTGTAAAAAGAATACAAGATGCAGACTCAACTTATACGGATGCAACAGATGTGCCCTACAGATTTGTACCTTGTATGGTTTCAGGGTTAGCTTTTTATTTAGCACAAAAGTTTGCTCCAGAAAGAGCTCAAGCTATGAAATTATATTATGAAGATGAGTTTCAAAGAGCTCTGTCAGAAGATGGTTCTTCGACTAGTGTTCATATAACCCCTAAAACTTATTATCCAGGAATATAATGGCAAGAGGAAAATATTCAAAAGCAATATCAGATAGATCAGGAATGGAGTTTCCTTATAATGAAATGATGAAAGAATGGAATGGTTCTTTTGTACATAGAACAGAGTATGAAGAAAAACATCCTCAGCTAGAATTAAGAGCAAGAAGTGCAGATGCAGAGGGATTATTAAATTCTAGAGTTGATAGAACTGAAAATGAAGTTATTGCAATATTAGGACCTAATCCTTTTGAAACTATTGCAGCATCATCTGGTATTATAAATGTATTCGAAAAATCTCATGGACGATCTACTGGAGATACTGTTAGATTTAGAGGGGCACCTTTTACTTCAGGATCATTTAACGATCCTGTAAATTTTGATGGCATTACAGGAGCCAATATAGCTAAATCTGCTGGTTATTCAATTACGGTTGGTAAAAGAGATTCAAGCGGTAATATTACAAATACAACAGATTTCTACCACTTTACTGTAGACACAAACACTGCTACAAGTGGAGGAGTATCAGGAGGAGGCAACAATTGTTCGGCTGGTCCGGCAACGTTGACAGCATAATATGGCAGGATTAAGTGCATCAGGATTAAAAACACAAATAAGAAGCTACACAGAAGTTAGCTCTACCGTATTATCAGACAGTGTTTTAGAAAACATTATTTTAAACGCACAATATAGAATTTTTAGAGATGTGCCTATTGATGCTGATAGAAAAACATCTACAGGTAATTTTACATCTGGAACAAACAATGTGACTGTTCCAGCAGGAGCTGTATTTGTTAGAGCGGTTCAAGTTTATACTGCAACTGGATCTACTTTTACTGGCGCTAATGTGTATTTAGAAAAAAGAGATATTACATTTTTAGAAGAATATATATCAGCAAGCACATCTACTGGAACACCAAAATATTATGCAATGTTAGATACTGGAGCCACTGGAGAAAGTTCATCAAATTCTGGATCTATAGTCGTATCACCAACACCAAGTAGTACCTTTGCATATAAAATTCATTACAATGCAGCTCCAGCATTATTAGAAAATGACGACACTAATTATATTAGTATGAATTTTCCAAATGGTCTGTTATATTGCTGTTTAGCAGAGACTTATGGATTTTTAAAAGGTCCAGCAGATATGCTACAATTATACGAACAAAAATACCAACAAGAAGTACAAAAATTTGGGGGAGAACAATTAGGTAGAAGACGAAGAGATGATTATACAGATGGAACAGTCAGAATACCAGTTAACACACCAACACCTTAAGGATTAAACTATGGCATCAACATTTTCAGATCTTGGTATAGAACTAATGGCAACCGGCGAAAATGCCGGTACATGGGGAACAAAAACTAATACTAACTTACAAATCGTAGAAAAAGCTATTGCTGGCTACGTAGAAAAATCTATAGCTGGAGGCGCACAAACCACAGCTTTATCAATTACAGATGGAGATGCTACTGAATCTACATCAATTGCACGACATGCTGTTATAAAATTAACAGGTACAATAACTGGTAATCAAATTGTAACCGTACCAGATTCAATAGAAAAAGTTTTTATTGTAACTAACGGCACATCAGGAGCATTTACTGTTCAATTTAAAACTGCATCAGGAACGGGTATTACTTTTGGTGTATCAGAAAAGACTACAAGATTAGTATACTCAGACGGAACAAATTTAGTTGATGCAGGATTTGGAGGGAGTCTAGACATAGAGGGCAGAGAGTTAGTTTTAGATGCTGATGGAGATACAACTCTTACAGCTGATACTGATGATCAAATAGATATTAAAATAGCAGGAGCAGATGATTTTAAATTTACAGCAAATACATTTACCGCTTTGTCAGGTAGCAGTATTGTTGTGCCTGATGGTGGACTTACTTTTGGAAGCACAGCAATAACTTCAACTGCAGCAGAACTAAACTTGTTAGATGGAGTTTCTGGATTAGTTCAAGCAGATTTTACTAAGCTTGCAGCTGTAGATTCTACAGCAGCAGAATTAAATATAGTGGATGGTGGAACATCAGCTACATCCACAACAGTTGCAGATGCGGATAGAGTTGTATTAAATGATAATGGTACAATGGTTCAAGTCGCAGTTACAGATTTAGCTGCATACTTTGACGATGAAATTACAGCAATGCCAAACCTTACATCGGTCGGCACACTTACAACTTTAACGGTTGATAACATAATTATAAATGGAACTAATATAGGACATACATCTGACACAGACGCAATAGCTATTGCTTCTAATGGTAATGTAACAGTATCACAAAACTTAACAATAACTGGAGATCTTACAGTTTCTGGTGATGACATAACCATGGGTACAAACACTGCAGGTAATTTGTTAGTTGCAGATGGTACAAATTTTAATTCTATAGCAGTAAGTTCTTTATCAGAAATATCTACAGTTGCTAATGATGATGTATTCTTAGCGATAGATACTTCTGGCGGTGGTCTTAAAAAAATTGCAAGATCGGCAGTGGTATCAGGCCTTGCCACATCTGGCGCAATATCAAATTTAGTAGAAGATACATCTCCACAATTAGGTGGTGATCTTGATATGAATGGTCAAGATATTGTAACCACTTCAAATGCAGACTTAGAATTAGCGCCTAATGGTACAGGGCATGTAACTGTTAGAGGTAATACAAACTCAGGTGCTATTCAATTCAATTGTGAAAATAACTCCCATGGCCAGATACTAAAAGCACAACCTCACTCAGCAAGTGTTACAAATGTCATGTTATTACCAGATGGTGCTGACTCAACTTTAGTGTCTCTTGTAGCAACACAAACCTTAACGAATAAAACTTTAACTACACCAGTGATTGCTGAAATAGATTCAGGTTCTACTATTACACTTGATGCAACTACAGATATCACCCTCGATGCAGACGGTGGAGATATATTCTTTAAAGATGCAGGAACAACTTTTGGTAGTGCAACAAATACTTCTGGAAATTTAATTATAAAATCAGGAACAACTACTGCACTAACTTTCAGTGGTGCAAATGTTACGGCTGCAGGTAACCTAACAGTAGACGGTAATTTAGATGTTACTGGAACTCTAGACCTTAGTGACTCAAACTTTACTAATGTTGGATCTTTACAATTAGACTCTATAGCTGGAGATGGTGATACTAATACAGCAATTACATTTAGTGGATCTGATGTTATAACTGTGTCAGCAGGTGGGGATAACCAAGTTACATTTACAAATGGTGCAATAGTTCCATCTACAGATAATGATATAGATTTAGGTACAAGTTCAACAGAATTTAAAGATGCATTCTTTGATGGTACTGTAACTACAGATGGTTTAACAGTTTCAGGAACACCTAGTTTTGCAGCTGGAACAATAGCATTAACAGGGTTAGATATTGACGGTGGCACAGATATAAGTGCTGATTTAACAACATCAGATTTAATCATAGTTGATGATGGCGCTGGTGGTACAAATAGAAAAGCAGCATTATCTAGAGTGGTTACTTTAGTTAGTGCAAATATAGATGATCCAACAGCTCTTGCAATTGCTTTGGGATAATATATAAAAAGAAAAAGGAGATAAAAAATGGCCAACACGTTCAAAGTAGTGACCTTCGCGGCAGAACCTGCATCAGCAGGCACAGCATATAAAATGTATACTTGTGCAGGAAGTACCACAACGGTAGTTTTAGGTTTAATACTTACTAATATTCATTCATCTGCAGTAACTGCAGAAGTAGAATTAGTTAGTGATACAGGTAGCAGAGGTGGTGCTAATAATGTTGCAAACGGTACATCATTTCTTGTTAAGGACGTGAATATTCCTGCAGGAAGTTCACTTGAATTGTTGTCGGGTGGAAAAGTTGTGTTAGAAGCAACAGACGAAATCAAAATAGATTGTTCTGTAGCGGATAAACTTTCTGGAACATTGTCAATAATGGAGATAACGTAAGATGTCTTATATTGGTCAGACTCCTCCATCAGTTGCTCTTACAGCTTCAGATATAGCTGACGACTTAATTACGTCTGCTAAATTAAACTACACTGAATCTACACTTACAGATGGATCTACAGTGACTTGGGATGCTTCAACACAAGATGTTTGTAAATTAACTTTAGGTGGTAATAGAACATTAGCTGCTCCTACTAATAATACTA